GAGGTTGACTCAAAATGAGCAATGTGTTACAATAGCCTTTTAGCCTACAGGAGCACACATGGCCACAGCCCGTAAAGCCCCGATCACTGCCAAGCCCGCGGTGCGATCACTGATTCCCAAAAGCGCCGATACCAAATACACTGGCGACGAGCCCGAATGGCGATTGCAGCCCACAGAGCATCGAGCAGGGCATCTCAGCAAAGCTCTGTCCTGGTACGGCTACTTCTATGGCAAGAAAGAAGCCAAGGACATGGTCGTGGCCTGGATGGAGTACAACGATGCCAAACTAGACGCCAAGCGAGTGCGCACCTTGCCAGACAGCGCATTCACTACCACACTGGGCTTTATGTGCAGGATGAACATGGTGGGCTTGGAGCTCAACGATCGCGAAAGCCGTTACATAGCCGATGGCATCAAAGCCCTACTGGCACTGAAGCAGGCGCCTGTGAAAACAGCAACTGAAGTTGAAGCAGCAGATGCAGCCACAGCAGCTAACAAGCCCAACATCCAGGATCGTTTGCGCGAAAAAGTATCAGAGTGTGCAGGTGAGCTGGAGGGCATGTTTGATGAATTCCGTGCGGGTGGCTGCAAACTCACAGCAGACTTCAAACCCATGAGCCTGATGCGGGGCATGAACATCGCACCCCAGATGGTGTCCGACATCGCCACAATCTGGAAAAATCATCAAGCAGAACTAGAGACTGCGCTCAAGGGCAAGGATGCCCAACTGGTGGAAGGCTACGGCCATCTGGGACGCAATGAGCTCAAGAACATGGTCAAGTTCTGCGAAGCTGTGGTCAATGACTGCGGTGCTTATGTGCAGATCAAGAAAGTGGAGCGCAAGCCGCGCAAGAAAAAGGCAGTGCCTCCGGAGAAGCAAGCCGCCAAGTTCAAGTTCTTGCGCGAGTTTCCCGAGCTCAAGCTCACGTCAGAACCCGCACACCGTTTGGTGAACTGCGCCGAAGCTTGGCTGTATCATACCAAGAAGCGCAAGCTGATCCATGTGGTAGCGGACAGCCATGTGGGCACCTTTACTGTGAAGAACAACGCTATCATTGGGTTTGACACCACGGAGACCATCCAAAAGACGCTGCGCAAGCCAGCAGAGCAAATCAAAGCACTGATGACAGGGGGTAAGCCTGCTGCTCGCAAACTGTTCAAGGACATCAAGGCCACAGAAACCAAGTTCAATGGGCGAGGCACTGAGGATATCGTGATTCTCAAAGCCTGGTAAATACAGGGACGGAGAGTCCCAATGGCAGAACAGCAAGATACACTTAGCGTACTCAAACAAAATCTCATTGAATATGTGCAACTTCAGCTGGGTAGCCAGATCATTGATCTTGAACTGGACCCAGCGCACTACGAAGCAGCATATACCAAGACCTTAGGCACTTATCGCCAACGGGCCAACAACGCCTACGAAGAAAGCTACAGCTTCTTCACTTTGGTCAAGGATGAAAATATCTACACCTTGCCCCAAGAAGTGGTCAGTGTGCGTCAGTGTTTCCGTAGAACGTTTGGTGATTCCACTGGTCCGTTTGCATCAAACTTTGACCCGTTTGCCCAGGCGTCAATGAACGTGTATCTCATGAACTTCAACGTGGCTGGTGGTTTGGCCACATACGATTTCTACAGCCAATATGTGGAACTGGCAGCAAAGATGTTTGGTGGTTACTTCAACTACACCTTTAACCAAGTGACCAAGAAGCTGCAACTGATCCGCGATCCCAAGAACACCGGCGAAGCTGTGTTGATCTGGACCTATAACTTGAAACCTGAGATCAACTTGCTGAGTGACTTCCAAATCAGCCAATGGATCCGGGACTACATGGTGGCCAACTGCAAGATGATCATTGGTGAAGCCCGCGAAAAGTTTGGGCAAATTGCCGGTCCGCAGGGTGGCGCCCCACTCAATGGCACTGCCATGAAAAGCGAAGCCAAAACAGCCATGGACGAACTGATTGGCCAGCTCACTAACTATGTGGATGCTTCGCAGCCCCTGACCTGGGTTATTGGTTAAACACCGATTGCTCACCAACACAGCCCGTGCTATAATACAGCATGGACTTGATGATCGACTTAGAAGGTTTGGGCACAGGCCCGGACACTACCATACTCACTATCGCCGCTCAGGCATTTGATCCTTTGGGCGAAGGTTGCTATGACCAGTTCTACTACGCCAGAGTCACACTAGAAAGCCAGGAACATCGCAGCATACAGCAAGGCACCATAGACTGGTGGGCCACTCAACCCGCTGCTGCCCGTGATGAAGCGTTCAACGAGCAAGGGCGCATACCCCTGGACCAGGCCCTGGAAGAACTGGGAAAACTGATCTGGAAGGCCAAGCGTGTGTGGGCACAAGGTCCCACATACGACATGAACATCTTAGAGCACGCCTACAAGAGCTACAACAAGCCCATCCCTTGGCAGTTTTATGCTGTGCGTGATAGCCGCACCGTGTTCAGCCTGTGGCCCGATCTGCAAAAACCAGCCACTAGCCACCATGCCTTGGAGGACTGTAGGCGCCAGATCAAGCTGCTGCAAGAAACTCTAGCCTATTTCAAGGTAAAAGCATTAACGTAAATACAACATGATAGTCGATACTGATACTCACGCATTTCCATTGGAGATATTTGACCAAGATTTCCAACCTCGCAATCTCGTTGATCGTATACAGAGCGTGCTTGAAAATCAGTTTAACATCAATGGTTACTGGAAAAAAATTTATGATAACATTAAAGATCCCAGTTGGCCTGAGTGCGGCACCATTGCTGATTTCGCGAAACTACCTAAAAGAATCAGATACGAACTGAAACACAAACATGATCTGGGTGCTCTAGCACACATATCAGATGATTTGCAAATGGTGCATGTGGATCACATGGATTTTGCAGCACCCAGCCTAGATACACAGATCAAAAGTGCCAAGCTGTTCTGCAAGGTAGATCGCCAGGTCATAAACTGCGCACCAAGACCGTTTCACATGCTGTACAGCACAGAAACATCTCTTGCAGTAAAAATCATGCAGACCTGGAACAGCGGCATGAGCAGTATCTGTAGAGACCGTAACGATCTTGATTTCACTCTTTGGCTGGCTATCCAGGATTTTGATGCCAGCATCAAAGAGCTGCAAGATTATGCTGACAGAGATTTCTTTGGTGTGTGGCTAGATGAGCGCCAGCCTTGGGCCTGGCAACAAGATAAAATGTCCTTGTTTGAAATCTGCAATACACATCGGATACCTCTGTACTTCCATACCGTGGGACTAGATGACGCACCCATATCTTGGGTGTGGGATTACAGTCATCCACGATACCGTGCGCAATACAAAAAGTGGCCTGGACCCAAGTTTTTTTACAACGGCGATAGATGGCAAGCCAACATAGCCAGCTTGATCACCGAAGGAATACTGGACCGATTTCCAGATCTACGCATCGTGATTACAGAGCATGGATTGAATTGGATCAAGCCCATGCAAGAGTTTATGCTGTCTCAGGGATGGGCCGATCCTGTGCCTTATCTACAGAAAAATTTCTGGTTAACAGTTGAGGTTGAAGAAGAAAACTTCATAGAAAATGCCAACTATTTGGGATGGGACCGTCTGTTGTTTGCCACAGATTACCCACATAATGATCCCGGTGGAATGCACAGATACAAGGATGTTGATCTGTTACAGAGTTGTCTACCATTAAACATAATTTCGCAACAGCAGTATGATTTATTGACCCATCAAAATTATCAACTACTTAAATCAAGAAGGTAACAATGATCATTGGTATTTGTGGATTCATTGGCGGCGGTAAGGACACCATCGCTGACTATCTAGTAAATGTGCAGCATTTCCGCCGTGTGAGTTTCGCTGGTGCGCTCAAAGATGCAGTGAGTTCGGTGTTTGGTTGGGACCGCGAAATGCTGGAAGGGCGCACCCAAGAAAGCCGGCACTGGCGCGAGCAGCGTGATGAGTGGTGGACACAGCGCCTAGGGCGTGAAGTTACTCCAAGACTGATACTGCAACTTTGGGGCACAGAAGTATGTCGTCAAGGGTATCATGATGAGATCTGGGTGGCCAGCTTGGAAAACCGCCTACGCAACAGCCAAGACAATGTGGTCATAACTGACTGTCGCTTTCCCAACGAGATCAAAAGCATCCGCAATGCAGGTGGCTATGTGATCCGTGTTTGCCGTGGTGCAGAGCCCGAGTGGTATGATCTAGCAGTGGCTGCTAACCACGGCAGCTGGGCCGCACGCCAAAAGCTAGACACATATCAGATCCATCCCAGTGAAACTGCCTGGGTGGGCACAGAGTTTGATGCAGTGATCAACAACACTGGCAGCTTCGATCACACGTTCCAGCAAGTAGAAACAGCAGTGCGCACGTTCCAAGGCATCAGCGATCTACTTCAAGATCTCCCGGTCGCCATGGCAGATCACTCCTGAGCAGTTCTTCCACGCAGTTCTTGCACACTGATTTAAGATTTTTTAGTGCTGAATTGTTAAGATCTCCGTCTACATGATACACCAGCAGCTGGCTGGCATATCGTGCCTTAAACTTGCAGCGATCACACACCATCTTCTTCTTGTAGCCTGACAACTCCCATCTTGGTTTAGGTGGTTTGAGCTTGCGAGCTTTCTTGGCACAGGTGCTACAAGTACTCCTATAATAGATCCTATCGTACTTGTGATAGGCCACGGCTCTGGGTCGTAGTTTACAGGTAGGGCACACGGGTCTCATGTGGTATTTAGTGTACGGACCTACATATAGGCCGCTGTTACACCCCGTTTTTTTGGTGAATCCATAAATATTAGCACTTGAAAAGGATTCCACCATGGCTCTTACATCACCAGGCGTACAAGTAACAGTTATTGACGAAAGTCAGTATATTCCATCAGCAGTCAACACAGTACCATACTTTTTGATTGCCACAGCACAGAACAAAGTATCTGGAGCTGGTGTTGGAGTAGCAGCTGGTACTCTTGCAGCCAATGCTAACAAAACATATCTGATCACCAGCCAGCGCGACCTCGCTGCTACATTTGGTGTTCCGTTCTTCTACACCACAACAACTGGTACACCAATCAATGGTTACGAACTCAACGAGTACGGTTTGTTGGCAGCTTACAGTTCATTGGGCATCAGCAATCGTGCTTATGTACAACGTGCTGATATTGATCTTACAGAACTCACAGCCACATTGGTTCGTCCAACTGGTACACCCAATGATGGCACCTATTGGTTAGACACAGCTACTTCTGTTTGGGGCATCCAGGAGTGGAGTTCAAGCACAAACACGTTCACAGTTAAAACCCCAACAGTTATTATCAGCATGGATGATGTAGTAGAAAGCACAAGTCCCACAACTAACAATCCTGTGTTCACACCATTACAAAGCATCGGCAC